CAACGAGTAGTTGACCATTTCGGCCTTGATGCGCTGCTTGTCCTGCTCCGATAGCGTGCTGGTGACGACACGCACAACGGCGTAGACGGTGACAAGCTCGGGGCGGAAAAAGGTGATATTGACCGGTTGGCCGAGTGGCGTGGTCGTGTCGGCGGTGATCTTGTTCGGGAATGCGCTGTCTCGATTCAGTCCGACGCCGGGGTTCTTGCGCGAGGCGATGGCGCGCAGCACATCGTCATCGCTGCCGCCATCCACAAAGATGGCCATGGAATGCCCGGCCAGACCGTCAGCGTCGATACCATCCTCGGCATTCTCGAAGACCTGCAATTGCTTGACGCCCTCAACATTGCCCACGGCGGCATAGATATTGTCTATCTGATTTGATCCTGGCAGGGCGACCGAGGCATTACGCCGATTGCGTAGCGCGCTGTCAGATTCTTCATCAAGGCCCAGCGAGGCGCCTGCGGCATTCGTCACCGATTGAACGCCACCGACCGGTGTTGCAATGATGGACAGATCACCCGGCGAGGCTGTGACAGCCCCAGCAGTGAGCGCTGTAACGCCGACCGTAGCACCGCCCCCCGTCACTGTTACCGCGCCATCAGTACGCCACAGCGAATCGGTAGCGCGGTTGCGAATCTGCGTGCCGGCTGGAATAACTGTGCCGCTGACGCCGGTGAAGCTGACGGTAGCGGTTGAAAAGGTCGCAGCCTGCCGATTAATCCCGGCAAACATGGCGATGCGGTCAAGCTGCTGGCCGATGGCGCTTTGCGGATCGACCGACTGATAAGCAAAAGTGACTTGCTCGTCCAGGTTCGCCAGCGTTTCGCACCACGCGGCAATCTGGAGCCCGTCCGGCGACTCAGGCGAGATGTTCCAGTCATCGTCGATGTCCAGATACCGCGCCCGCATGGCCGTTAGGTAGGCGCTGAGCGGCGTGCCGGTGACGCCTGCTGCGGTAATTTCGGCCATTTAGATAATCCTCTCGTCGAGCGTGAACTGGATTTGCTCGTTGTTAACGTCAATCACGCTGGCCTGTACGGTGATCTTGCGCTCGCGCGGCTCGATGGTGAGCGCGAGCTCACTGATCCCAATAACGCCCGGCGCAGTAATGATGCGCCGTTTCAGCGTGGACTCTGCGAAGTCCTGCCGGGTCTTGCCCAGCACAGAACCGAACCAGTCGGTGCCGGTGGTGGCGTCGAGGAAAAATTCACCCAGGAACAGCCGCAGGCGCCGGATTATGGCCTGGCGTGTCGCCTCCTTGCCGGTGGCGAACTCCTGGCCGCTGGTCACGATGTCGCCGTCTGTGAAGTTGCGAATCATTACTTCGGCCCCCCTGTATCCTGCTGGCTGTTGTTGTCACTGTCCGCGCCTTGTGGGTGCGTGTGCGTGTCGCCTACGTTGGTGCCGTTGTGCGTCAGCGTGCTGGAGGTAATCTCCACGCTGGCAGCGGTGAGCGTGATGTTGCCGGGCGTCAGATGAATCCGCGTCGCGCCGTCATAGCTGCTCAAGCCGACCCCTTCATTGATGAACTCGGGAATGATGCGCGGCGCAGAGCGGATACCCGGCACGAAGTAACAATCCTCTGCGGAGAACATGCGCAGCTCATGCGGCGCGACCGGCCCGCCCTGGTCGTTCCACGTGTCGATCGCTCGCTGGCTGAAGTGAATCAGCCCTTCTGTTCCTGGCTGGATCTGATGCCACATGTACCACTCGCCATCGCCGGCGAATTGGACGCGGACATTCTCGATAACCGGGATAGTGCGAAAGGTGCCGTTAATGCGCTTCTGGATGCCGCATTCAATCTGAGCCATCTGTGAGCCAGGATCGAAGGCAATCACCTTGCCCGGCAGACAGACCATCAGGTCACGCAGCCGGGACTCAATCGCGGCGTTGATCAGGTCAAGAAAAGGGGATTCGTTCATGCTTGCCGATACCCCTCTATGGATGTGTCCCATGTGTCGCCGTGAAAGTCGCCCTCATGGCGTACATTCATGACGCCGTAAATACCGCTGCCCCCGGCCGGGTCGGCCTCCATCATCTCGGCTGAGTACACGCCGGAGAATGCGAAGTTGCGCGTATTGGCCCGCAGGTCGATCCGCTCGCCGGGCATGATGGCCGGGTCCAGCTTCTTCGATACCTCGATTTGCTGGGGCATGATTTGCGGCGAGCCGATCATGCCGGTCTCAGCCGATACGATATGCGGCGGGGTTTGACGCGATGCGGGCCTGCCGTTCTCGTCCAACTTGATGATGGTCAGGCGCGTTCCGCTCATGTACCACGTGAAGCCGTGCGTGCGGGCCAGTTCGTTCATGCAGGCCGTGGCCGAGGTGCATACGCTGCGGCCCTTGATCGCTTTCGGGAGACTGGAGAAGTCGCCAACGAACTCGACTGGCAGCAGCATTGCCTCGGCCACCTCGCGGATAATGTCGGCTTGCGGCGTGTTCTCGCCCCAGGTCTTGCTGATGAATCCGTCTGCCTGCTTGGCGGCTGCGGTGCGGCAATAGAATTTGATGTAAGAATCAACGCCTTCGCGCCCGATCTCGAAGTTGATCACGCCCCCGGAGAAGATCAGGCCGGGCTGATTGCCATAGCCTGCCGACAGCGTGACCTGGTCGAACTTGTTATAGATAGCGCGGCGGGTTTTGGCAGATGCTCCATACAGCGTGATTTCTGCAATGCTGCCCTCGGTGCCGTACTTGCAATCCACGCTGAACGTGACTTGCATGGGCGGTTCATAGACCAGTTCGTCCGCACCGCTGCGCAGGGTCAGCCGGTAGTTACGCCCGAGAAACTGTGTCATCGAACCACCTCAGCTTATTTGCAATGCCCAGGTTGCCGATGGTCGCGGGCTCGCCTTCCAGCACAATCCGGCCCAGCTCGACATTCAGCCCGGCCAGCAGGTTGATACCCGGATGCAGCGCCCGGCCTAGCGCAATGGGCGAGCCGTCAGCGCGGCGCATATCCACGGAGTAATACCCATGTCGGGTAGACCAGCGCAAGCGGAACTGAATATAAGTGCCGGCCAGGGTGACGCCGAAGCGCTGGAAGGCATCGCCGGGGCGCAGGGGAATGGTTTTCATTGCAAGCCTTGCTCCCCTAGGTCATTTTCGGTCTGCGCTTGAGTTGCCGCCGTATCGCCGACTGGCAGGTTGCTGTTCACGATGGCCTGATTCGCTAGGCTGTCCACGATGTAGAGTTTCTGCATCTCTACCACCAGCTCTAAGCCGCCCTCGTTCTCCTTGGTGACTTGAACGCGGGTATTGGTGATCAGCACATTGGTGTATGTCTCTTTTGCGCCTACCACGTCGATTAGCTGATGACTCTGCTGTAGCGCCCGAATGGCCTTGAGAAGTTGCGAGGACCGCAGTTCGCCACTACCCGCCAGCTCACTCAGGACAGAACCGCCGAGACCCGACACCGCAGCCCCAGCGCCGCCCAGCATGCCGATGGCTGCGCCTGCCGCCGTACCGATCACCGCGCCCGGCAGCGAGCCCATCCCGGCCAGTGCTTCGGGCATGCTTGCGCGGGCCATCAGTGCCTTGATGGGATTGTCCGACAGCGCAACGGTCATGGTCAGGCGCAACGGCCTGTCCACCGCGTGATCATTGCCAATCGCGCCCGTCTCTATCGGGTACTCCGTCACGTCTGTGATCAGCTCGCTCGATTCCTCAAGCAGCGCATCAAAGTACAGCCCGCCGATATCTGGCCGGGATTTACTGAATATGCCGACTACGGACATGGGCTGATTCCTTATGCAACGTTGGTGGGGATGCCGTCGCGGCTGATGTCTACCATGCGGCCTACTTCGTCGCGGATCACACCACGCACGCGCTCGGAGGTCAGCATGGGGTCAGTTGAGCCTCTGGCATCCACATTTATATTCATGGTTGTCGAGCTTGACGCGGTAGGCCGGGACAGCGACGGAACGTAGCTAGGCAGCAAGCGCCGATTGCCTTCCATTAGGTCGGCGTTGCTGCCTTGCGGGATCAGCTCGGAGGCGGACGGCTCGTAATCCATTTCGCCGGGGCTCAGGCCTGACTTGCCAGCCCTCGGGGATCTGCTCGGCGGCTCGTACTTGATCCCGCCTCGCCGCTCTCTGATTTGCTGCCAGCGCTCTGACCAGCTCGTCCCTGTATTTTCCTTGATGTACTCGTCCGCCTTTCCGAACGCCTGCATCGGCAGAGCGGTAAACGGGTTGTTCTTCAGATACAGATCAAGCGCATTCTCCGCGCCCGCGCTCTGTGCTATCTCGTCCGCCTTCTCCAGAAAAGAGGCGTCATCCTTGTTGAGGATCACCATCCATGCGGTCGCGCCTTTCGCCCATTCGGTCATGCCCGGAAGCATTTGTGTAGCGACCATTTCGCGAAAGCTGTTCAGCGACTTGCTTAGCTCGCCCATTGCGGCGGTGTATTCGGCGGACTGCTGATATAGATCCTCGTCGGCGTTCCCCAGCTCGTCTGATCGGCGGTAGTCCGACATGGTGCGGTCATAGTCGGTCATCACCCCGTACTGACCGGTTCCGGAGAACCCTAGCTCGCTGACGGCTCGGCGCTGACGCTCTGGATCTGCGATTGCGCTGACTTCGCGCATGAGGTAGTCAAGTCCTTCCTCATTGTTCATGCCCATAAGGCTGTGCAGATTCATGCCCGACTCGATCAAGGCCCACTCTGACAGCTCGCCGCGCATTGCTTGCGTGCGCAGGCTATCCACGTTCTCAAACATGGACATCATGTCGGAATCAGGGTTAGCGCTGCCGGCTTGGCCAAGCGCGAACTTGAGTTGCTGCGCCTTGCGGATGCCGACGCCTAGCGAGTCTGCCCATTTGCCCATGGTGTCAGTTGAGCGCGCAACGCCGTCTGACATTTTGGTCAGACCAGCGCCGACGCCGATAGCCGTAGTGCCTAGAGCTAGCGCCTTGGTGCGTAGGCCGGAGAACTGGTTGTTGGCCTCTTTAAAGCCTTTCGCTTCTACATCAAGTCCGAGGCGAATAAGGAGTGAATCAATTGTCTCAGCCATGCCTAGCTCCAAGTTTGGAATTCAGGGCGCGCCTGAATCATGTATAATCAAATCGTGCGGCTAGGTCGGCCAACCGAAAAGGCGTAACGTTCCACGCCCTGCCGCACTCCCCAATGGAGCGATAGCTAAGGAACGAGCTATGTCTAAGCGTGTGTGCAAGTCTGCCGACTGGGTTGGTCAGTCAATAACTACCGATAGCGGCGTTGAACTTAAAGTTGTTTCGCATAATGGTCTTTCCGGAAACTCCAGCCGCCACGGCTTCTACTGCAAGGTCTGCGCTGCGGACTCCGAGCTATTCGGGGACGGCGTGTTTTGGTCTAGGGTCCATTCGATCACCCACAAAAGCGCCACTCCTTGCGGATGCGCCCGTCACCCGAGATGGGATGAGCGTCAGTTCTTGATCAGGGCTGCGCGGGCCGGCAAGGAGCGCGGGCTTTATGTCTCTGGCTACTCCGAGCCGTTTCGCGGGGCATATACCAAGCTGGCGGTGTCGTGCGAAAAGCATGGCGACATAAACACTCTTGCGCTAAACAACTTGATCAACTCAGGGCACGGATGCCGGCTGTGCTACGAGGCACGCGTATCCAGTCGGGCCATATCAAACGAAAAGCTCACTCGAAAATATGCAAGGCGATGCGGCTACCCAGCAGGGACAACAATTGAGCGCTCCACCAGGCTAACTAACGGTCGCCGAAAACACGCCATTATCCGATGCCCTGACTGCGCCTCGGATGAGTTCGCGCAGGCCGGTCTGTGCGATGGAGTCTTCGAGATAGAAGCGGCATCGCTGTCCGCCGGAGTAACTGGTTGTCGATGCGGAAAGACCCGCCCGGTCCGCGAAGAAATAAGATCCTACCAAGTTCAAGGACTTCTATCTGAGTCCGGGCACAAGTTCCTCGGATGGCGTGACAGCTACACGAACAAGAACACTAAAGTCGTTGCTGAATGCCCGGATCATGGAATCTACCACCCGACCATTACCTCTTTACTTAGAGGGAGCCGGTGCCCGGCCTGCTCCGCAGGAGGGTACAGCGTCAACAAGCCAGGGCATTGCTACCTGCTAAAATCAGAGTGCGGGTCTCTCCTCAAGATAGGGATAAGCAATGACCCGACTCAGCGCGTCAAAGACCTTGTCAGATTTACCCCGTTTGCATTTGAGCTGGTCATGGTCAAGCCTATGGCAGGGCCAAAGGCTCCGGTCGTAGAGACGATGATTAAGCGCCGCTTTGCCTCGGCACAGCTAAGCGGGTTCAATGGGGCTTCGGAGTGGCTGATAATGGACGATGCCATCTCCGCTATGCTTATGGCTGCGTAACTTGCGGGTCGTCATTCATGACGGCCCACACTAGAGCGATACCCCAGCCGATAACGGTCCAGCCGAGGAAGATGTTCAGCATGGCGATGGCGACAGCATTATGCTTGCCGCGTGATCGCGCAATAAACGCAGGGATCAAATAAACCAGCAGGCCCACTACGAACGACACTTCGAATAATGTCACTTATCACCCCCATCCATGGGCGGCACCTTGAACGTTTTCCAGGGCCGCATGTAGTCATCGAGAAAGCCAAGGCCCACCACCTCATCCCAGAACAGGCTCGACTCGCTGTGAGCGTATAGCTGGAGCGTTGAGCCGTTGGAGATAAGCGGCGTCTCGCGGCAAGGTATGCCGTCGCTCATGCGCAGCGATTGACTGCGTATGTGTAACGTCTTCCCCCGCTCGTCGATAACCTCAAAGGTGATGCGTAGCTTCTTGTTCATAGCGCCTCGATGTTGAGGCTCAAGCGTACCGCATGACGTGGCGCTGTGCTACTTCGCGGATTCAAGCTGATGCTCGATCTCATCCATGACGCAATGCATTTCCTGAACGTCCAGCAGGTCATAGGTGCCATCAGTCATATCCGACCACTTGGCAAGCGGCGGGCATGACTGGCCGAGACCGACACAGGGACGCCACAGGAACCAGTCAACATGCGGGTTTAGTGGCTCGGCTCCGTCGCGACTTCTGCGGTTGCTTTTCGGAGCTGCCAGAAAGGGGCGAGGTTTTCGACTAGCGCCCTCCCGACCAGAAGATAGAAGTCCTGCGGATTGTCTTGGAACAGGTTCTCGCCTACTGGCACCTTGTCGGCGCTGCGCACAATCAGATCCTCGCGGCCCGACACAAAGCAGAGCTTACGCAATGCCGCGAAGTCGTCAGGGTGAATCTGCGTCAGCGCCACCACAAGGGCCATGTCTGACGCTTCGGATTGCAGGGAGACGATCAAGCCAGTCCGCCCCGCAATGTGCAGCATATCGATCTGAGACTTCGCCGGGGCGGTGGAGCCGCTGAATTCAGTGTCTCCGGCCTCGACTGTAAAGGGGCGTGCCATGTTATACCTCGTCGCTATCTGCGCACTCGATGACAATTTGCTCATCGCTGACGCTGGTTTTGCCCGCACGACCCATACTGCCGCGAGTCACCATCACGCCGTCAAAGCCGATGACCGTTTCCAGTGTGCCGGACTGGCGAAAACTGAACGTAGCGTCAATGCCGGACTTCTCGGCAGCCAGGATCTGGCGTACCTGCTCGGAGCCGGGCATCAGGTTGACTGTCAAGCGTTTGGGGCGGGTCAGGTTATCAAGGCGAACCGAAGTCCGCCCGATGCCGCGCTTGAGCGTGGAGCGCTGTTCGATGTCCTCAATGGTGATAGCCGGGTCGGTATCGCCAAAATCCGTGACAGGGATGCCGAACAAAACCAGCTTTGCGCCGTCAGCGCCGTATCTATTCATAGCCATGTGTCAGGATTCCTTTAAGCGACGTTGACGTTAATTTCGGCTACGTGTGCGGCGCGAGCCAGGAACACATAGACGGTTGTTGTCGGATAATTACGGGCGCGGCGCTGAGCGGTAGTCAGGCCAAGCACGTCCTCTGGGGCAGCTGCGATGTGATAGCCAAACTTCATGTCCATGTCTTCGCCGGTCAAGGGGTTGACCATGACGCCACGGCCAAGCACGCCGTTGTCGTAGAACGTTTTGCATGTGTCCGATATGGCTGCCAGAAGCCCGGCGTAGTCGTCCTCATCAAGAGCGCGCTTTGACCCGGCACCGCTGATGTAGCTATACCCATCCACTTGCAGGTAATTTTTCAGCACGTCCAGATTGATCACGTCATCGATGAACTCGCCAAAGCTGGACATTGACTTCGAGTTGATCACGCGGCTGTTATCGACTTGACCGGCAAGCTCGATCTGTGTGAAGAACACGCCGTTCTTCGCGGTCAGTGCGTTGTATGCAGTCGTCGGCAGGTCATCGCCCATGACGCCCGGCAGCACTTGGAATTCACCGGTGATGGCGGTGCGCTGACCGTTCGGGCGGAACTTGTGGAACGCCGCTGCAAGCTGGCACATGGCGTATTCTTGGCTAGGGTCCAGTGCGACATGTTCAGGCGACTTGAAGCCGGCGAACATGTGACGCGAGCCCTTGGCCTGCAATACCGACATGATGTCAGTTTCGGACTGCGGATCGAGGATGCCGACAGCGCTGTACGTGGCCCAAATAGCCCGGCTGTTCGCATCGCCCCAGTCGGACAGTGCCAGCGCGTCAGACTCGGTCAGGTCGCTGGACTTGAAGAACTGGTGATAGCGCCAGGCTTCGTCGGCCGCTTTGTTCGCGGTATCGACAATGCCGGTATCAAGCGGGTCTTTCATCCATACGCTGATTTGCGGCGGTTTCGGGATCTGCGCGAAGTAGCGGGTCGCGATGTGATAGACCGGGCTGTCAGTACCGAAGTCTTCGGCCAGCTCACTGGTGGTCGAGTAGTCGCGGAATGTGTTCACGTCAAAGGTGATCAGCGAGGCCAGATCAGCAGTGTCTGCAAACACAAAAGCGCTGGAGAAGTTTGCGTAGCCAATCCCGGATGGGCTGATTATCACGTTAACCGGTATGATATTTGATACTGGATAGGCCATTGTCAGGCTCCGTTTAGCAGGTTGCCGCGTTCATCGCGGATTTCTAGCGTGAATCCAGCCGCCCGGAGAACGGGATAGCTGACCTCGGCTTCAATGAATAAGTGAACGTCTGACTGATAGCGCGGCTGCAATCCAGCCTGATGCAATCCGGTCAGGTTTCGGCTGTCGCTGACGTAGCGCCATGCGATTTTGTTGGCGAACAGATAGTCGCGCACCGGGGCGCGAAAGTTCGCGTTGTGCAGCCTCATGGCCGCCGTCGCAGCGCCCTCGTTGAGAATGTTTACGCTCAGCATGAATTGCATGCTTGTGCAGACCGTTTCCTCAAAGTCTGTCCAGCCCTCAAGGTCGGTCGGCTCGGTCGCGGCTACTTCTACGCGCTTGCGCCTGACATGCCCGTAAGCGCGAACAGGGACAGGCAGATAGGTTGCATACAGGCCGGTCGGTGCTGGTCCTGCTTGATCGGCAAGAATCACCGTCTCGACGTTTGTGGCCAGCTTGACCATGTTCTGGAAGACCGGATAAAGCGCTTCGATGCTTTCCATCAGGCCTCCCGGAAACGTTCGACGACCGCCCGGCAGAAGTTGCGCCAGGGTCGGTTATCGCATTGCATTACGCGCCATTTACGCATTGCCAGTCCGTCACTGAACTCCAGCAGGTCGGCAAACTTGCCGTCATCGTCGGGGTAGAGGTAGGTCGCGCCATCGTTGATATGTACAAGCCGCACATCCTGCGGGTTAGCGGTGCCGCCCAGGCCCACCAGCATTTGCATGGTCTTGAGGCTGGCAGGCTGGACGTTTACGCGCTGGATCTCGACAGGCTCAGGCGTTACGCCGTCCTCCCAGGTTCCGCCCGGCCCGGTATAGCCGCCACCAGTGCCCGGCTTATGCAGCCAGACACCGCCCGGTATAGGGCTGTGAAACGTGCCGTCGATATGGTCACTCATGGAAAGCATGATCAGTCCTCGACGATATGGGTAATGGATTGCCAGAGCTGGCCGGTGTCAATCAGCGGAGTGTCAGAGCCCTTGCGTTGCTTGGTTGCTTCTGAGTTGCCAGGACTTAGCCCGGCTTCGATAGCCTCTTTGCTAACGCCGGCCGCCTTCATCCCTATCTGGTCCATGGCCTGGAACATCGTCAGCTCGCCCTTGGCAACCTTGGCCATCTGGCTGCGGAACATGGCCTTGAACAGGTCGGTGTTCTGCCTAAGCGGCACGCGCAGGAATGAGCGCTCCGGAATATTGCCGTCAGCCGATCCGAATTCATGCACAGCCGCTATCACCGCGATAGGTGCGCCGTCTTCATAGGCGCCGGTACCCGCAGGCACGCCCACCAGAACGCCGCTATTCTTCTGCATGCGTTCGATGATCTGCCTCAGCCGCGTGCCCAGCCTGTCGCCGCCTGATACGGACGTTTGCAGTTTCACGACTAGACCATCAGCGCGCCGGCTCCGGCACGTTTGCGCAGTCGCAGGAACTCCAAGCCGTAGACGGTCAGCATCAGATCGCCATTGTTGATCTGCTCCAGCATCGTCGGCGTCGGCACAGCATAGGAAACGGATTCGTCAGCTACCGATTTGCTCGCCACGGCATAGGGTGTTGAGGCCATGCCGCCGCCAGTAGCAACGGCGCGCGCCAGATTACGCATAGCCAGCCGATGGGCCGCAAAGGCAAACATGCCTCTAAACTTGATCGAGCGCGGCTTGTAGGTGCCCCAGCGGGCGCCGGTTTCGTCGTCGGCTTCTTCGAGTGAGCGGATGGCGTCGGCATCGGGCCAGGCCGTCACGTCTGCGAACTCGCTGTAGTAGCCACGGAAGGCCGTCACGATGTCAGCGGTGATATCCATGCGGCGCTCCAGAATGCAAAAAGCCCCGCATGTGCGAGGCTCAGGAATAGTTGCCCCGGTTAAGGGGCGGTGCGTCAGCGCTTGCGGCGCGTCGGCTTTTTGGTCTCGACCGGTACAGGGTCGGCTTGTGGCTTTGCCTGCTCAGACTCGGACAGCTTGAGCCATCCGGCCTTAACGAACAGGTCATCTTCCCAGTTCTGGCGACCATCCACGTCGACCGATGCGCCGGGAGCGATATGCTTCAGCTCCCCGGCGTCAGTTACGGCCACCAACTGCTTTGACACGTTGGTGAGCGCTGTCATGGTTACACCCCATCGAAATAAGCATGGGCCTTTGGCACACGGATCTCGGTGCCGCCAGTACGCAGAATGCCCGGAATGAACCAGGTCAACGCGCTGTCCTGATACGCAGTCTGGAAGTTGAAACCCATCGGCAGATGGAACTTAACGGTTTCCTCAGAGCGGGTGTAGACCATCATGCGGTCAACGCCAGCAGCGCCCGCACCCTTGAGGCTCAGGTCCGGTACGAACTGGACCTTGCCAGCGCGACCCGAGATCAGGTTTGCCTCCAGGTAGGCCAACAGGGTCATGTTGCCGCCGAATGGCAGGATGGCCGAACCGAGCGCGTTGCGCTGGGCAGGTGGCAACAGGATGTGAGTCGGCGCGAACGTGGTGTTTGTGTTGGTCACATACACAACATCGATGCGCTGCTGGAAGAACTTGACCACAGCCTGAGCGCCCGCCACATCGGTAGCCGCGTCGATCAGCGCCTGGATAGTGCTGCCAGCCGCAGTCACGCTCACGGTGGGAGTGTTGAACAGGCCCTGATAGCCGGCCTCAACGTTACCCAGATAGGCCAGCTTGTTCAGGCCTTGCTCGGCGATGCGCATGGCTGCAGAGGCCTTGTCGGCGCTCAGGTTCATGTTCATCATGCGCGCCTGGTTAATCTCTTCCAAGCTGTAGCCGTAGCCAAGCGCAGCAGTCTGAACTGGATGGGTGCCCAGCTTGTAGCCGACGTCTGCACGGTTGATGTCGTTGCTGTTCGGGCCTACGAAGGCCAGCTCGCCGCGAGCGTCAACCGATGCAACGGCAACAATCGGCGCCCACTCAGGCGCAGAGGTGTCGACCGGGATCAGCTCGGCGTAAGTCACGTCTGGATATTTGGTCTCGTAGACCTTGGTTTCGATGTGCGTCCGCTGGCTCAGCAGGAACGACATTGCGGCCGCTGGGCCGGCGTCAAAAGTGTTGTGGCGCATTGTGTCGCTCCTTACTTGATTTCGATTTCAGAGACTTCGCCAGCAGCGCAGCTGCGGACAAAGCGGGCGCCGGTCAGGGCTACATACGCGACAGGTGTAGCCGCGCCATCATTCGCGCTCGATACGAGCTCGCCGGTAGCCTGGACCACATAGACCTGTCCGCCACGTGTCGCGCCATCAGATACGGTCACATACAGGCGGCCTTTCTCCATCACGGACATGGCCTTGACTTCCGCATACACGGATTCGCCGGCAGCGTTGTTCTCGACAGCCTGGGTCCGCACGGTGACGCCGATCAGGACGCCAGCGCTTGCACCGCCGATGACGGCCTGGTGATCTGCGGTGCCATAGCTAACCGCTACGCCGAACGGGATAGCCCCGCCCTCTGCATGCTGCGAACTGATCCAGGCGGGAAAGTCAGTGTTCTGCTGACCGTGGAAGCCAATAACGGCGTACTGGCTGAATGTATCTTGAGTGACGGACATGGTTATGCCTCCTTCCAGGCGTTAGCAGTGCGGTTCATGCGGGCCTGGTAGGCTGCATCGAGGGTGGTTTGTGCGTCGCCGGTCTTGACCTTGCTCAGATCCTCGCCCAGCTTGCGATGGGAATCGGTGGTTTTAGACTTGTCGTCCTCTTCCTCTTCATCCTCGGCTTCCTGCTTCTCCATTTCGGAGTCCCAGGCGGCAGCGATGTAGGCTTCGGACTTGTCCGCCCAGGTGCGCTTAGGCAGGCGAGCGGCCAGAGCGGCGCGTTTGATCTCCAGCGGGTTGACCGAATCGCAGACGAACTCAGTGCCGGCCAGCTTGCGGGCACCATCGGTGACGGCCATTACGTCAGCCAGACGCTTGCTGACCGAGTCATCGGAGGCCTTTTTCTTCAGCTCCTCGTTTTCCTCGTCCTTGGCGTCGGCTTTCGCTTCGGCTTCGTCCTTGGCCTGCTCAGCTTTGGTCTTTTCTTCCTCGGCATCTGCAACGCGCTTGCGGAGGCCGTCGATGGTGCTCTGAATCAGGGTTTGAGTAGCTTCGTCAGCCACCTCGACCTTGACGCCAGAGTCCAGGGTTACTTTATGGGTCATGACTGCCTCCAGGGGCGGTTTGGTGTCGAACAAACGAGCCGTGTGGCCCGCTCTAGCTTTGTCGCAGAGCGCGACGTGGTTGACGACAATGCCGTCTTGTACGAACTGATACGGGGTGCCGTCCGGGGTTACGCCGGGCCGCTCGATGTACTCGGCGAGATAACCGGCGGACAATTCACACTTGCCCGACTCGATGGCCTTGATAGCGTCGGCGTCCTTGATCAGCAGATCAGCGACTACTGCATCGCCGTCCTGCCTGCCTGCGCTTGTGACGTGGCCGACACTGACGCGCTTGTAGGTGTTGGCCCCCACCATTTCAGTCGGGTGCTCAACCGTCACATCGGCGTTCTGATACGTCGCCAGGGAGGCCGGATCGAATACCGCCTCCGGTGGCCGGTAAACGTTCACGACGTCATTGGCTGGCCGGTCGGTCAGGCCCAGCTCTGACGCCAGGTACTGCTGGACATTTCCCGCGAGCGCGACCCGGCCCGGCACTTTGAGATAACCGTTTTCGGTGTATTCGCGGTGGGTAGGGATGGGGATCGCAGCGCGGTCTTGAAGCATTATCTTCATGCGCTGATCCTTAATAATCGAAGCCTTCCAGTTGCGGAATGGCGTTGCAGCGGCAATTGATATGTGCTTTGCCGGGGAACAAGCCGGTCTCGCCGGCATAGCTCGCGCCCTTGTCAACGAGGTACACCCCCGGCCCAAGGCCTATGTCCTGTCGGGCCAGCTGGTAACACTTGATTTTGGCGCCTGGATATTTGCCGGCAGGGTTGCCGCTGACCCGTACATCCCTGGCGGTCGCCCAGCGAAATCGCGTGATACCGGCCTGCTGCTGACGCTTGACGGCAATGTCGGCGTTGATCTTGCTCATCTGGTCGCGGGCGATGAGCTTGGCCCGTTTGTATGTCGCGCCCGTATCCGACTGAATGCGCTTAGCAATGGTCGTGACGCTCTCGCCCGACCGTATCCCATTAATCACCGAGTACTCGATCTTGCCGAAGTACTCTCGCGTGATGGACTTGATCAGCGCGACATTCTCAGCGGTTGCCGCGTCGAGATAGTCATCAATGCCGGCCTGGCTGATCAGGCGCGTCATGTCCACGCCTACAGCGCGATTGACGGACGATACGAACGATGCCGTTGTCTCTGCCTCAGCCATGCTTAGCGTTGATTGAGCGAGCCGGTAGGCCTGATTGGCATAGGCAACGCCAGTGAACCGGTCGGTCAGCCTGGCGATGATTGCCAGCACGCGATCCAGTAGCGGTGAGTCGGAGGTGTAGCCAGATCGCAGAATCGGCGTTAGCTCGGCATCAACAGCCTGAGCCATTTCACGCACCAGCGTCCGGAGCTGCCCCCGGTACATCTGCTCAGGTTTATTGCTCGTCTTGATCGGCTTCGCTGGCTTCGGCCTGCGCTTCAGTAGGGCCTGGTTCGTCTCCGCCAAGCGCTCCAAGGGGGATATAGTCTTCTCCATCTTGTTCCGCCTTTTCGTCTGCTTCGGCCTGCTCGATGTCCTTGTCACTGATCGCGTAGACGCCCTGCTCGGACAGCTTGCGCATCAGTTGTGAGCGCTTAACCACGTTCTGCTGTAGCCGGATATCATCAGACTGAGCAAAGGCCAGTTGCTGTTGCGCTAGCTCGGTGTCGCTTGGCTGGGATAGAGGATTCCAATCGAACTCGCAGTCATCCGGCATATGCCCCAGCGCGGACGGGATCAATACAGCGTCGATAGCTTCGAGAAACTGCCGATAGTCGCTTTCTTGCTTGCTGCGGATCGCGTTGTAGTAGTTGTTCATGTCGCCCGCGCCGGAATCGCCCATGCCTTTTGACTGGACGCCGAACAAGCGAGTCATGGGAATGCCGGCAGCGCCGGAGACCCATTCCATGAGCGTGGACAGGATCTCACCCAAGCCGCCGAACGATGCGGCCTTGCGGTCGAACGTCTCGGAGCTATCAAGCAGCCCCATGCGGAACATGGACTTCATCATGCCGAACATCTGGTAGCGCGCCGCAACAGCTTGATCCATATCGCCGCTGGACAGGGCATCGCTCAACCCCTCCTTGGTGATGATGTCAACGTTCGCTTCCTGAATCAGCGAGGCCACACCAGACTTGGCCGATACCGCATCCTTGATATCTTCCATGCAGCGCCGGAGCTGTGAGTCATCCCATCCTTGATTGATCATCCGCAGGCGTAGCGGCAGCTTTGCCCCAGGTGCTCGAATGAAATGGCTGTGATGAATGCGCTGCTGCCCGCCGTTGACGAGGTAATAGGTCGGCTGCAGATAGTTAATCGCGGTCGGGTCCGTGACGTTGTGGTCCTGGCCAGTGATCAGCATCCGATCAAGCACCAATAGGCGCTTGAGTGAGCCTTTCTTAATCCTCTTGTGATCCAGCGGCTTGTCCAACGCCTGGTCAGTGATAAGCAGCGCGCCGGCCCCACCGTATAGGCCCGCCCATTTAAAGGCGTCCTGCGTGACCTGCTGGAGCCCTAGCGCGTTCTCTGCCTTGCGGATGTCGCCACCCTCGTCAATTGAGAAGGTGCGCCATTCGCGGGTAGCATCATTAACCGGTGCGTCGATGACTTCGCGGGCAATCCAGTTTGTGCTGTACGCCGCTTCCAGCTCGGCAATGTCGTTGACGCTGCCGTACTGAAACTGGCTGTACTGTCTGCGGTCGCGGTCGGTGCCCATGCCGCTGATGACGTTCGATAGCCCGTCATTGGATGCAATGGCCTGCCCGTTGCTATACGAGCGCAGGCGCGGCTTGTGTGCGCTCATAGCGTGAGATCCTTATAACCAGTTAAAAGAGGTGTTCGGGGCGGGCGCGAAGCACATGATGAAAGCGTCAGCGAGGTTGGGTGATGCGACCTCACGTTTTGCCATGTCCTTTTTGCTCTCGACCTTCACGCGCCCGTTTGCGTCGTAGTCACGCTTGGGTGTTGATAGCTCGTCGATTAGTTTGTCCAGATGCGGACAATCGCTTGCGATACTGATCAGCTCGTCATCGCGGAACGTCTCGCCCTTGCGTACAGCGTTGTACGTGTTGCGGAACCGGTCAGCGACCAGCCACCACGCCTGTGACTTGATGTTGCTGAACATGTCCTTATTCTTGATGCCCGGCTGATACTGGCCGTCCGGGTTGAATACAGCCCCGCCAGCGTTGAACTTTGAATAGTGGATCTTGCGCAGCTTGGGGTGAGCGGCATTCAGCTCGGCAAACTTGGCCCCTGCTGACGCACCCACGCCAATGGAGTCATACACGATTGACGCCTCACGTTGCCGAGCCCGTTCATAGGTCCGCATGCAGGACTTCAATAGCTCGTCGTCCTGGCCTTTCCATTCATCGGCCCACTGCGCAACGGAGCCATGCGCCTCGACATTGGCGCAAAGGTCATTGCCGCTGTCTGCCACGTCGAAGCCTAGACGCCGTGCGCCGCTCGCCTCGAAGCCCAGCACCTTATGGGCATCAATGGCCGCTTCGATCCATGAGCGCTTGATGATGACGCTCTCATCGTCGTTACGCGGGACGCCGAGGTATATGTGTTCGTATTCGTCGTGATCCTCTTCCTTGGCCGCTGCGATCAGATCCAGCATCGTTTGCGATAGGAAAGGGTTCTCGGTGTAATTGATCTTGCGCACCACCGTATTGGGTGGCGGACTGGAAACAAACCGCTTCCACACGAAGTCAGTGGCAAGGCGCGGGTTGAAGATGATCCAGAACTGAGAATGCTCTTTACGAACGGTCGGCTCCAGAATCTCCCACTGGCTCTCGGTGATGTTGTGCGCCTCTTCCAGCCAGCACACGTCGATCCCTTCGAGCGACTTCACTTCGTCGATATGCCGCCACAGGCCATAGAACAGAAACTCTGTGCCGGTGTAGCGGTTGATGATCTTGTCACGCTGAATCTCGTACCGGTCTTGCAGGCCGAACCGCTCAATCTGAATCTTGAGCAGCGTGTAAACAGATTCGGCTATCTTGTTCTGAAATTGTCTCGCGCATAGAAAGCGCAGCTTGTAGTTGTCGCCCAGGTACACAGCGAAGCCTGCCGCATCCCATGACTTGGATGAGGCGCGACCACCGTAGAGAACCTTGTTTCGTGCTGGCTGCAACCAGAAGTCTTTCAGAGCAGGGTTAAGCGTTGGCGTCTTTCTTTGCGCTTCCATAGAAGTGTCCCAAGCCCGCAGGCGTCATGCTGCCGTCCGAGCTGGAATGATCTACCTTCTCGGTGTACAGGCCGCTGGCTTTCCCACGCGATACCTCGGCAGTGATGGCCGCGCTTAGCTGGCCCTCCTGTTCCGCCTTCTCGCTTAGCTGCTTCAGGCGCTCTAGGTGGCTCTCAAGCGTGATCTGGGCCTTCTCAACGGCAGGCTTTCGGATCTCTTCGACCCTTGCACTAACCTTGTAGTCAGCCATCAGGCGAGACGCCGCGGACTGTATGGTCTCCGGCTTCATCTTCCCGGACTCGAATGCGGACCGGTACGCGTCAGCCTGTGACATGCCCGACGCCACGGCTTGCGCGAAAGCCTCCCTTTTCGGCGTCAGGCTCATTGTGATTACCCTCTAGGTGTTTTCCTGCTGCGCCACACATCAGCCGCCCATATAGCAGCGATCTGGCACACGATGGATGCGGTCAGTAGTGCGCACTTGATGCGTAGCTTGATGTACTTGATGCGCTTCATATGCCCGCCTTGCGCTCTCCCCACCTTACGGCGAGTTCACGCAGCTTCTCGGTGCCCAGGAATCCCGTTGCACCGCCAATGAACGTTGCCATGCTCTGAGGCAGGCCAGCCCATTCAAGCAGTGGTATCAGCGTCAGGGTGGCAAGGCCGCATAGCGCACCTTCCATGATCATCTGCCGACGATTGCCGCCCCCGTAGATAACCCTGATGACTGCGATAGTCACAGACAGGGCGAATGCGTATAGCTGGGGCGCGATGACGCTTAGCCACGCCAGCAAGGCGGTCCATGTGTCTGGTCTGTCTGGCATCTTCATAGGTCCGTCATTACCGCAGGGGCAGTTGAATAAATCCCAGCCACGCGCACTATCACAGCCTGTCTGGAAACGAAGGCGTGGTGGGCGGCTGGAAAGTCGGGAATAAAAAGGCCGCACTAGGCGGCTAAGGTTGTTACTGGGGAATCTGTCTTGCGCCCATCACTTCGACAGGCAATCCCTTGTATCGGGCTGGAGCCTGCCAAGCATCACGCGGATGAATCAGGATTCGAGTCAGCGGAATGCCTCGGGCCTTAGCCCAGCGATACCAGCGCTTGATTCTGTATCGAAGCAGCATGGCTTTCCTCGGGCATAAAAAAGCCCGCTCGAAAGCAGGCTGTCGGGGTAAATTGCCGAAGGCAAACTACCAGATATGGGAAACTTTACTCGCCAGCCGTGCAGGAGTCAAGCAACCTCTTTCATCTGGTAGATCATTGCTGCAATCGGGCTCAACGCCATCTTGTCCAGATCTTCGCAACACTCAAAACACAGCGTGATATACGGCTCCCACTCTCTCGCCCAGGCGCAAGACTCCAGCCTTACGCCGTATTGATCGAACAGCCAGGCCCGGAAAGCTTCAGGGCTGCTCAGCGGATCGGCATTAGCTGACTGTCCGCCCTGGTGCATGTATCGATACCGCAGCATTACGCCCTTGACGACATATTCAGCTTTTTCGCGCTTGGCCTCGGTCATGCGCTTGGACTTCGACGTGACAGCAGCGAATACAACCTCCTCCGCCGCTTCCTGAATTGCCTCATCACGCAAGGCTGAGTACATGAACTCACCGAATACCCGTATTTGCGGGTGCAGCTTGGCAATGGCTGACTGTATCCATCCGGCAAGCGCTGCATGCTCTGCATGATCAGCCGTTATGCCTTTATCGGTAGTCTGCACGACTACGCCTAAGATCTGCCGCTCAGCAAGCCCTGAGAGCCCTCCACGCGAAGCGGCGAAAGTAGCGTCGTGCCATGCCTGTCTTGCACTTATGAGTTTCATGCCGCAATCCCTCCCCAGGGCGCCCGAATTGGGCTATCAAAACTCTTCTATCGCCCATCCGCCGCCTGCCTTCTTACTCTTGGCAGTCACGGCGATAATTCGAAACGGGTACTGCTCGGCGGCGATCTTTGTCTTGGCTCGCGCATCGTCCAGCCAGTAGCCCTTCACTTCATGTAGCTCCATGGCGCCATCTGTCAGCATCACGGCAAAGTCAGGCGTGTAGAAAGTCTTGTCAGCCAGCCGCAGCTTGATACCCTCGAACCGATACCAGACGATTTCCCCTGCGTGCTTTCTCAGCTCCAGATGCTGCTGATATGCCGCCTCCGTTTTGTTCATCTGTCCGACCTTGAGCCGGCCTAGCGCCTGTACTGACCTATTCATCCCTTCACCCTCCCCCTATGCGCATCACACAGCTTTCGCACCACTTCCGGGTCACTATCAGAGCCCAGCAGCTCGTTAACGTGATAACCGCTGTACATGATTGATTTGCCGGTCCGAGCGGAGTTGATGCAGTACGGGCCGCTGACGTGATGGTATTTGCTCTTGCGCTCCCATTTCATTCTGCCACCGGTTCGAAATCTGCTGATTCATTGAATGCGATGCGGGCCTTCTCATGCGCTGTCAGCTCGAAGGGTGATCCCGTTTCCAGCCAGCGCTCGCCGTCCAGTCGGTCGTAGTGCTCCCCGTCATTGCCGTTCAGCCCAATAATGTCTATGCGTGAGAGCTTCATGCGTCACCTCGAAAGAACTGTTCGCGCTCGGCCAGGGTCAGGGGCTCCATGGCAGCATCCACCGGATAGCGAAATTCCAGCAGCAATTCCAGCTCATGAATGGCCTTCTCGATGTCCTGCCTGCCCTTGCCTGTCGGCTTGTCGTGCCGGGTCACGCGCTTCACAATGCAACCTTCGAGGAACTGCATACGATTGGCCTCGATGTACTCGGCCGGCTGGATCGCGCATTCCTTGTAGTGGTTGCCGCCTATCTGGATTTTTAGTGCGCTCATGCCTTAATCACCCCTTCCCTTGTCAATGTGTCGAGCGTCCGAACCATCCCTTCCAAGTGATACAGGCGCGCTGTTTCGTGATCCATGGTGCGAGTACGCCGATCTATTTCGTCGTGACAGGATGAGCAGGCCCAGGCGCCCTGCAGATCATTCGGCTTCATGCTTGTGCCGCAGGTACCGGAAAGGCGGTAGTGAGCCAGTACGACGGTTTCAGAGTTGCCGTTGCATATGCCTGGAAGCCTGACTTGGCAATCCCGGCCTCGAGCGGCCTTGGTGAGCTTGGTTTGCTTCATGCTGCATCCTCGTCCGCTTGGTAGCGGTATCCGTAAGCGTTGCGCAGGTACTCGATATCGATAAACGCATCAATCTGGTAACCGGCTAGCATTAGCTCAGATTCCGATCTAGGCGGGCTGGCCTTGTAGTACCGCTTCCCTTCGCGACCCATTACTGGATCCAGAACAACCCATTCGTCGTCTTCGTCCATTTCAACAACCAGGTGATGCAGAAAACCGGGGATATTTAAAGACGGCACGGTAAGCAGGTAGGCGCCCGGCTCATCAATCACATGATCTTCGTCGGACTGATAGGCTCTGTAGGGTATGCATAGATCATCTAAAATGCTGCCGAACCCAAACATGCGGGCGAGATAGTCGTCATGGAATCGCCGAATTACCTCCCCTGCTGGCATTCCGCAAATCATTGCGATTGATGTGCAGGTGCAGGTGTCCGCCGTTGGTTGCTGCTGGTGCGTGATAAATAGGCTCATCAATACCTCCCTCCCCATTGATCCTTTTGCGTCCAGCGGACGTTATGCTCGGCGCCGAATGCATTGATCCACTCGATCAACGAGGCGCATTTCTTCACGCCAAGCTTGGATGTCTTCTCGTAAATAACGTCAAATCCATTGCCATCGAGCGCGGGAATCATCGTGGCGTTCTCGCCTATTTCCCGAAGCCATGCCGCCGTGCACAGGCGCTTCCAGATCAGCACGTTCCACTTCTTGCCGGCGTGCTCAACCTGCCGGGATATGTCGGAAAGCTTCGCGTGAAGGGCGGCGTTCTGTTCCGCGGTACGGTCCTCGTCGGTGATAGCAGCCTTCTTTGGCTTGCTCAGATCTATACCCTGGATGTGCGCCATGAAGCGCAGACGGTCGGTTTCGGTGCGCATAATGAAATCGCTCATCCCCACACCCCCCAAGCCAGCCAGGCCATCGCCGCTTCAAAGCACACCATTCCGATAATCCAGCCGAAGATGGCCGGCCCGGCGTCCTTGTCATCGTAGTCGTTCATACCCGCCCATCCTTAAAATACTTCCCGTCATAGCGGATACGCTGTACGCCCTTGACCATGATCATTGGGTGGCGTGATTCGATCTGGAAGCCAGCATCAAGCTTGGTCTGGATCGCGGCGCGCTGGTCCAGCTGGAGGCGGCGCTCTATGGGGATTGGGTTCATTTCACCTCCTTGAGCATGCTGCGGGCCGACTTGCGCACCGGCTGGTTATCCATCGCCTCTTGCACTGAATACCGGGCCGCGTCAGCCACCGAAACGAACCGGGCCAGATCGCCTTGAAATTGCAGAACGGTAAAATCAGGCTTGGCGTGGCGGCATTTCACGACATCGATATCAGTGATGCCCTGCTCGCCGCGCTGCGGGTCTTGGTCGCGGTGCGCCATGATGATTACGTCCGCGTCCTGCTCAATCTCGCCAGAGTCCCGCAGATCGCTCATGCGGGGTTTCACATCAGACCGGGACTCGATGCCGCGGTTAAGCTGAGCCAGTGCCACAACGGGGATACCCAGCTCCTTAGCCAGCGCCTTCATGCCACGACTGATCGCGCCAAGCTCCTGGTTGCGGTTCTGGATGCGGCTATTGGCGTCCGTGGTAATCAGGCCGATGTAATCAATCACGATCAGGCTCAACGGCTTGGCGCGGTGTTGCAGGCGGGCAATCGCCGCGATGCGGGCAAACGTCAGCGCGCCCTTATCGCAGATGCGGATATCAGCCTCACACAGCTTGCCGAACGCAGCCACGATAGGCGTTACGGTGATATCGCTATCAATCGCCTTGCCGCTCTCGATCATGCCCTGGCTAACGCCTGATACGGACGCCAGCGTGCGCTTGGCCAGCTCCGCCTTGCTCATTTCCAGCGAGAAAATCAGCGATGAGCCGCCGTTGCGCACGGCGACGTTTTCCGCCAGATTCATGCCCAGGACCGTTTTACCGGTGCCGGGGCGACCCGCGATGATGGCCAGGTTGCCGGGGCGCAGGCCCTTGACGATATCGTCCAGGTCTTTCAAGCCGAACTTGTGACCCATTTCCACAGCGCCGCTGCGGCGTAGCTCCATCTCGTCGTAGACGGTGCCCAGCGCCTCTTTCATCGTCACAACGTCCGGCGTTTCGTCTTCGCTTTCCAGGTCCATGACCAGTGACTGCGCCATAGCGATCTGGTCGGCAATCCTGCCCCGGCTGTTGGCCATATCCTGAATCTTCTGGGCCACTTCCAGCATCTGGCGAGCTTTGTAGCGCTCAACGATGATGCGGGCGTAGACCTCGGTATTGGCCGCGCTGGTGACGGCTACCTGGATGCGTCCAGCGGCTTGCATGGTCGGCGCGCCGCTCGGCAGGAAGGGACACAGCTCGTCAAGAGTGATCGCGTCAGGCTTCTGATCTTTCGAGCACGCCATCAGCGATAGCTGGTACAGGGCGCGGCAGTCCTGGTCCGAGAAGTGCGCGGCATCCAGAAACGAGCCGATGATTTCGGAGCGCTCGGGTTCGATCATCAGCCCGCCGATAACACCATGCTCGGCTTCGACGGCGGTAAGGGGGCGGTTAGCGAGCATCGTATTTGCCCTCGAAGAACCTCTGAACCTTGGTCGCGGTGGTCAGAAACTCGAAATCGGCACGCCATCCCTTGTCGTTCACGCCGAGCAGGAACGGGCAGTCAAGAACGTCGTTGAACAGGCCTTCCCAGAATTCCAGCCCTTGGTCTTGCGCTGGGCAGCAGCCATCGATCACCAGGTTGTAACAAGCCTTGATGTGCTTGCGGCGCTTGGCGTCGAGCCCCATGCACCGAGAAAGCTTTGTTCCAAGAATCTTGTTGTACAGTTCTCGGATCCGCTCGTAGGGCACGGGGTCGGCTTTATGGGCTCGATCAGGGGTCGCCGCAGCAGGCGGTGACATATCTGACGGTTCAATTGAAGGTTCAATTACAGTTCTGGGTGAACTCAGTTCGGGGGTAGGGTGAACTGAGTTCGGGGGTGGGGGTGAACTGAGTTCGGGGGTGAATACAGTTCGGGGTGAATACAGTTCAGGGGTTATGGTGAATACGGTGGACCGACCATAACGCTCTGCCTTGGATAGAATCTTCGACTGAACCAGCCACTTGATAGCCAGCTGAACGCCCCGCTCTGTCAGGCAGGTTCGCTTGGCAATAGTGCTTATGGAAGGCCAGCATACGCCATCATCATTGGCGTTATCTGACAGGCTGATCAGAACGGCTTTCTGGCTCGGAGTCATGCCGCCTATCGGCCAGCACTTGGACATAATGACAGTGCTCATACACGCCCCCGGTTGACAGCCTTGCGCAGATAACTCAGGCACAGATTGATCATGCGCTTTCTCAGGCTATCGCTGCGCTGCGCACCTACCCGGTCGGCGCAATGCCTGGCTCGTTCCATGTGGTCATTGCCCTCCATCCTCGAGCCAGCCATCACGCTGCCCCCTTCATTGAGAATTGCATCCACTGCCCGGCGATCCACTGAACACCCTTGGCGGTGAACCGGGACTGGCTGAATGCATGGCTGTTGTGTTCGCAGGTGCCGGTTTTGACTTCAAAGCGGCCTGCGTCGATGTGGGGCTGATATGGCGTAAGTACGCCGCCCAGGTAGTACATGATGTGATTGTCCAGCAGGAGCTGGCGTAGCTGCCTTTCGTTGGCTCTTAGCAGCTTGGCTACCTGACGGAAGCTCATGGAGCCAGCAGCCTCAACGTACTGGTCAACGAATGCCGCTTTCGGTGCAGCCAGAGCTAGCTGTATGTTCGCAGCCTGTGCGGCCTCTACTTGATCCGCCCATGCCCGAGCCGCAATGGCTGGATTGGTGAAATCAGGCAGCGTGACAGCCTGGCGTGACTCAAGCTCTTTCCAGCGGCGGATGACGGCAAGGCGCATCTTGGCGCTGTAGCCAGTGAGCAAGGTGTCCGTCATGTCGCGATCAAGGTTGAAGCACGGCAAGGCGCGACCAGTAGGGTCTGTGTACTGGGCTGAAAATCCAGCCCAGTCAATTTCAAGCTCCGCTAGCATGCTACGAATATCTGCGAGCACGTTCTTGTGCGCCTTCCCGGTCAGCTCGGCAATCTCCCGACTGCTCATCGTCACTGCATTACTTGCTTGGATGACGTGATTCATATAATCTTTGCCTCAAGTTGTTGTGAACGAAGCCGGGATTGCGCCCCGGCTTTTCTTTGCCTGCAATTCGGTAGTGGTCCATAAAAAGGCCCTCTACGCGGCCCCTTCTGAAACCTTTTTGCGGTCCGTGACTAACGTCAGCCTCGGCACCTTGTCCAAATCCTTGTCCAGCTCCTGCATTACTCGCTTGATTCCGTTCTCGCCTAATGCGCGGTTGACGAACCGGCTGATGGCGTCTTCCCTGCTGATCCCTTCCTCACGGGCGCGTTGATCGATCTTTTGTTGGGTGTGTATTGGCAGTCGATCAAACCGGATGCTGTGCAAATCGCCCCTCACTAGGCCCTTTAGGCCGCGTTATGCTTGCGCGTAAACTTAATATCCAGCTCTTCAAGTCCGCCGTGCTCGACGGCCCAGATGACCAGGTGATACGCCAAGGTGGCTTCCTGTAGTCCGCGTGACGTGGCTTCGTGACGAAGCTCCTCACGGAAGTTCTCGGTAACACGGACCTTGACGACTTCGGTTCGCTTGTTGGCTGGGTTCCAGTGCATGGCTTTATGCCCTTGTGTGGTGAAAGGAATATGAAAAAGGATTCAAGCGGCGGCTTTGACGCGCTTCAGGGCTGGGCACAGCTCTACGGCAAGGAATGCCCCGCCAGTGACTTGTTCGGCAGTCAGGGCGGTGACGGGGGACATCCCATGCTTACCCCTGACCCATCCGGACACGGTGCCTTGCTTGACCCCGAGCGCCTCGGCGGTGAGATCTTGGCCCTCGAAGTGCTTAACCAGTCGCTCGAAGATGTTCATGTCAATACCTCAAATAGGAATGCCTGTATAGTAGAACATAGGAATGCATGTTTGCAAGGATATAGGCAAACCTTTGATAATCCGCTCATGGACTTCAAGCATCGTGTTAAAGCAGCCAGAAAGTACGCCGGCCTCACTCAGGGAGAGCTGGCAGAACGCGTTGGGATCAAGCAGGCTACGGTCTCCGAGCTCGAAACCGGCAAATCAGGCAGCAGCTCTTTTACTGCCAGCATCGCGCATGCATGCGGCGTAGACCCGTTGTGGCTGGAAACGGGCAGTGGCGAAATGCTACCTAAGCAGCGGGATTCATCGTCTCAAGAAAGGGGGGCAGCGCCCGATAACGGACCTATAGCCCTACAGAGCCTCCGCGTTCAAGAAGCGTCGGTGATATCCGCCTATGAAATCACGACCGTTCCCCTAGTAAGCTGGGTGGCGGCCGGTTCATGGTGCGAGGCTGTAGACCTGTTTGCTGCTGGCGATGCCGAGGTTTGGATGCCCTGCCCTGAAAATATTGGACCGCGTGGCTTTGCGTTACGCGTAGAAGGTGACTCGATGACGAGCCCTTACCCTGGTAAAGAGAGTTACCCCCACGGAACCATTGTCTATGTTGACCCTGATGTGGCCTACAAGAGCGGTGACGCGGTGATAGCGAAGCTTCCGGATAGCAACGAGGCTACATTTAAACTGCTGGTTGAGGATGCGGGAAAGACCTACCTGCAGCCGATAAATCCGCAATACCCAATGATAGTCCTAGACCGCGAGACGCACATTTGTGGCGTCGTGATTGGATCGTTCAGATCTACTCGACGATGAATTGATCAATTATTCTGCCGCAAAGGAACCTGATGACCCTTCCGTTCAACCCATCCCAAGGGCTTATTGTAATATGTGATTTTGATGGCTTGAAAGCCCCGGAGATGGTCAAAAGACGCCCATCTATCGTGGTGTCGCCACGGTCCAGGCGAAGCACTGGACTGTGCACCGTGATTCCATGTAGTGCGACAGCGCCAGTGCCCGAATTAGCGCATCACTTCCAGCTTGGAATTAACCCTCCCTTGCCGCAGCCTTATCCGGAGCCGAACGTTTGGGTGAAATGCGACATGATTTATACCGTCAGTTTCGCTCGGCTAAATCTGCCGTGGTATAGAGCTGTTGATGGTTCAAGGCAATACATAAATCAATACGTTAGCGAAGATGATCTACTGTCAATCCAGCGCTGCATGCTTACTTACCTTGGATTTGCCGAGGCTGCGAGATTCCTTTAGCTATTTGCTAATTTCGATTAGCTGACTTAATATTGCGTTGCTCCCGCTCTGCTTTTGCATCGGGCTTTTAAGTCCATCGCAAGATGGCCGCCATCAGTGGAGTCGCAATCCTAGATGGTGTCAGAACTGAACAGGCCCGGCTTATGCCGGGTTTTGTTTTTTTACAACGAAAAATCACGAACGAGCGCGCTCGCCCACTCATTTCCGACATCGTGATTTGAATTATTTAAATGGGCCCTTCGGCTCGATCTTACCGTTTCCCTCGTAATCAGGCTTGTAGCGTGCCAGCTCGCGCCGCAAGAAGCGCCTGGCTGCTTGCGTGCCAACCTCTTCTATAAGCAGTCTGACGCTTACCCTGGCCAGGTCCTTTGACGTATCGGGCTGCTGATCCACCATCCCTCCGGCCCACGTCGCCTTCACTTCTGAGTGCAAGAACACCTTCGGCATCGCTATAACTCCTGCTTTCTCTACCGTTCGTCGGGATTTCATAAAGAAATATAGGCTCCCGATATGCGACTATAAAAAAATACAGGAGTTCCTGTTGACACGTTAAAAAGGAATGCCTATATTAAACCCATGCCAAGCAACACGGCACAGGGCCAGACCCGACGCTCTTTACACAATTCGAGATCCTCCCCTTCGGGCTCCCCGGCAACGGGTACATGCGGAGTAAAACCGCCCGAACCATTTCAGTAGTGGAAAAACTGAACCATGCCAGCTCTGGAACTGGCCAGCGTCGGGAGACGCTGCAAGATTGCACCCGGCCACCCATTAGGGTTTGAGACGACTCGGCAGACGGTGCAACGAGATCAGTTGTTAGGAAATTCCGAACAACTCGCCCGGCCGGAGGTGGCGAATAACACCGGCAGCAATACAGATTTCCTCATGCCGCTTCACTGAGGCGGCATCGGGAAGTTAAACAGGGAGAGGGAAATGAACTTGATCCATGAATCGGCAATGACGGTAGCTAGCGCAGCTCAGGGCAATCCGGTCATCGCCACAATCGTCGTAATCATGTTCGTGCTCGGCATACAGATGCTTGAGGCGACCGTGGAGCAGCTTATCTGGGGCAAGCGTTTCGAACACTGGCTGGACGTGGTGATTATCAGCGGATCGATCGCTTACGCCGCCTACGTGGTTTATGCATGCGCTCTATTCAACTCTGACAGGTAGCAACGAGCGAGGGTCTGCCGGAGCCGCTTAGGTGTGTAGCTCAGCGTGACCGTGACTGCCGTGAAAGAGCGGCCCGATATCTCCGCCAGGACGTATCGGTAAGGGTGAGCGAGCATCAGGCTAGATGAGCACAAGTCAGAGATTAGCGCTGACCACCCTTACCGATGCTTCCCTAGCATCATCCACCTCCTTTGCCCCGGTTCGCCGGGGATTTTTTTACTCAAGGAAGAGATATGGACGCCATCAAGGCACTAATCATCGCGGGCCTGCTGATCATGCTCGCGGCTGTTGTTCTCGTACCCATCACGCCCGAACGCCCTACTCCTTCACGCTCACCGTCACAGCCCAGGCAACAGCCAAGGTCAGCGGTGATGCGTGGAAAGCGAGACGAAGCGGCGCCTGTATTCGTTTTTTGAGGAGATTGCCCATGCTTACCGGAACACTGGAACACAGCGGCCTGATCATCGACTGGCAGGCCGACGAGAACGAAGACGATGGTTTCCACTGGGATATCTGCATGGTCCGTCAGGACGGCAATGGAGGCTATTACAGCTGCGCCGAGATGGGCCGGATCATGGAGCGAGACCACGCCCAGATCGACAACGAGGTCCGCGCCTGCTTCGCAGCGGCCGCGCGTGAATATCAAACCGAATCGCTGCTGTATGCGGCTGGCTACTGAGAGGCATTGGACATGAAAGCGATTACATGGGAGTTGGCAGTACAAATGCTCAATGTGCACATGCAGCTCGTACCGCTAGCCGACGACTTGAGCCGCCTTGCACTGCGCGAGCAGCGGATCAAGGAAGACATGGAAGAAATCGAGGAGTCGCGCGTGCTAGGCCATGACGAAATGGACGACTACGCAGTGAAGTTCAAGGCAGCTATTGCGCAGAGACGGCAGGAATTACAGGGGGTGGCGGCATGAGCAAGGAAGTGAAGCGGTACAACTTCGATGTGGACAAGTTCGGATCACCGCGCGCATACGAATCTGAACACGGGCGCTGGATGAAGCGCGCTGACTACGAAGCGATTCTCGCTGAGCGGGATGCGCTGAAGAATGATGCAGATCGTCGGGTCCCGCTATACGAGGCGATTGAGCGTGCGTGCGGTGAGATACCAGATGGCTGGTCAATCCAGCTTTGCATTGAGCGCTGGGCTGGCTGGGTCGAGCTGCGCGATGCAGACGGCGTACAGGTTGTGGACTTCGCCACCAACAATGAGCGCCTGGATTACACCGTGATCGACGCGCTTGAGCACGCCTTGCAAGGAGAGCAGCCATGAACATTCTCATAACAGCATTCGTCGCCGGCCTGGCCTGCATCGTGTCATGGCCGCTGGGTGCATTCATTGCCCTGTCTGGATGGGTATTGGGGAGGAAGGGATGAGTCCACGGAAAAGCCACATCAACCCCGACTGCCCATACTGCGGCGAGCGCTCAGCCCTGGTCGGCGGCGATGCTATCTACCCGCACCGTCCGGATCTGTACGCCAAGCAGTTCTACTCCTGCGAGCCCTGCGGCGCGTTTGTGGGCTGTCATCCCGGCACTATCACGCCACTCGGCAGGCTGGCCGATGCATCTCTACGCAAAGCGAAGAGCGCAGCGCACCGGGCATTCGATCCGCTCTGGCGAGAAGAAGGCATGAGCCGCAAGCACGCATATCAATGGCTGGCCCGCAAGCTGGGCATCGATTCGGAGGATTGCCATATCGGCATGTTTGATACCGACACCTGTAATCGGGTAATTGCCGCATGTTTGGATCGATTGCTGAAGGAAACGCCATGACAACCACCCCCGTAATGACCATCACCGACGACCTGCTGGCAGAGCTGGAAGAGAAGGGCCGCACTCATTACTGCCATGTGCAAGTTGGCCCCGCCACGATCCTAGCTCTCATCGCCAGGATTCGTGAGCTTTCAGAGGCGCAGCGGTGGGTGCTGGTTGGCGAGAAGCTGCCAGCACGCGGGCAAGAGGTTCTATTCCATGTAGGCGCGTACAACGAGATCCATTCCGGAACCTGGCAGGACGCGAGCTTCCTTGAGCATGACGGGCATACCTCATGGCCTGCGCACGACGATCCGCGGTACGGAGCCACCCACTGGATGCCGGCCCCATCCCCACCCAAGGAGGAAGCATGAGCGGCAAAAAATCCACAAAGCGCTCTCATGCCGTCGCCAAGCGATGCGCACGACTCCGCGCCGAAGGGCTGACCCTCTCCGCAATTGCTGACTTAACCGGCATAGATCGAGAGCGAATACCGTCGCGCATCCAGCTTGGGGAGCGGCTGCTATCACTGGAGACACAATCATGCTCAGACTAATCCTGCACCGCACAGCCAACTTCCTAGCCGCTCTAGGCTTCTTCTCTTTTCTCATCATGACCTCTGCGATTGCAGGGGTGATAACGGGGTGAATATGGAACAGACCATCACATTGATGCTGCGCCACGGCGGACGCTTTGCCCGCGATTTGGCAAGGCTCTGGCAGACAGCGGACGACGCGAATCGGGCCCGCATAGAGGTTACGTGGGCGGACATGATTGATAAGTATCGTGTGGGAGAGAGGGTATGAACAACATGAGCATATGGAGCCAGGTAGATAAGACCGCTCCAGAGGCCACCAAGGCCGCAAAAGTTAACGGGCAGCAGATTACAAGCATCAGCGGCCAGCACATGATCAAGCGGGCCACTGAGGTGTTTGGCCCGGTCGGGATCGGCTGGGGCTGGACGGTTGCAGAGGAACGGTTCGACCAGGGCGGCGATATCCGCAACGACAAAGGCGAGATCATTGGCCATGAAGTCGGCCACACCGTTCGGATCAAGCTCTGGTTCCTGCAGGACGACAAGCGCGGTGAATTCGAGCAGTACGGCTGCACGCCCTTCACGTACAAGAGCAAGTGGGGCGTGACAACAGACAGCGAGGCGCCAAAGAAATCCCTGACCGATGCGATCAAGAAGGCCTTGGCCATGCTGGGATTCAGCGCCGATATCTTCTTGGGGCTGTACGACGACCGCGACTATGTTGCCGAGCGCCACGAAGAGGCCGCCCTGGATCAGGCAGAGAACAAGGAAGCCGAGGCCGCACGCCAGCGCGAAGAGCGTCTGGACTGGCTGAAAGCCTCTGTTGAAGCGCTCGAAACGTCGGTGTCCCTGCATGAGTTGAAAGCGCTGCATGCCAAATTCGTGCGTAGTGCCAGCCGCCGCAACGAAGACAAGTTCGTGACCCGGCTTGCCCGCGCCTTTGACGAGCGTCAAGCGCAGCTCGAGCAGAAGAAGGAGGCCGCATGAGGCTTTACGAGATCACCGAGCAGTTCAAAGCCCTGGAAGCTTTATCAGAGGGCGCTGATGAGGATCTGGCCATTGCTGTGCGCGACACCATGCAGGCCATCGAAGCCGAATTCAACGACAAGGCGCTGATGGTCAGCCGGGTAGCCCTCAATATCGAAGCTGATCTGGCAGGGCTGGATTCGGAAATCGAGCGCTTGCAGGAGCGCAAGCGGGTTATCGTGAACCGAAAAGAAAGCCTCACCGAATACCTGCGCGAGAACATGGAGGCGGCGAGCATCAGCAAGATTTCATGCCCCCTGTTCACGGTAACCCTATCTAAAGGCAGGGAGGTTGTTGTGGTCGATGACGAGGCTGCACTTCCAGACGACCTGATGCGCGTCAGAACCGAAATTGCCCCAAATAAACCGGCTATCGCGGCCAAGCTCAAGGCCGGGGAAGCAGTTCCCGGCTCACACCTGGAGCGGGGCAAAAGCTCCATCCGTATCAAGTAAGGAAACAGACAATGCCAGTATCAGATTTTGGCCGTATCGGTCGGGATGCAGAGCTTCGTTACACCGCTAACGGCGACCCGGTATGCAGTATTCCGGTTGCTATCGACTATGGCCGTAAGGGCCAGGACGGCAAGAAGCCGACGCAGTGGTTTGAAGTAACGCTGTGGGGCAAGCAGGCAGAAGGCTTGGCCCCGTATCTTCTTAAAGGCAAGCAGGTGTTTTTCACCGGCACTGACCTGCACGTCGAAACCTTCCAAAAGAGTGACGGCACGCAAGGCACGAAGCTGGTTTGCCGCTGTTCGGAAATCAAGTTCTCCAGCGATGGCCAGGGACAGCCGGCGCAGCAGCAAGCCGCCAGGCCTCAGCAGCAGCGCCCTGCCCCGCAGCCTCAGAGCCAAACAGCCGCGCCGGCTAATGATTATGACGATGATATTCCTTTCTAAATCAATTACTTATAAGGGCGCTTCGGCGCCCTTTCTCATGGAGCTACCCATGACCCGCAAAAAGAACAACAGCAAGGCCAGGCTGCAGCGCTTCACCCGCGCCTTGCTCAGCCAGAACAATATCGTCGTCGTGCATATCCACCCCAGCGGTAGACAGGGCCTGATCAACTGGAAGACGTGCAAATCTGTCGCTGCGGGCAAGTTACTGGCCTCTGGCATCTGCGACATACCGCATCACTGGACCGTCTATCTCGCTGTCTTCTGCCGATCCCAAACGGGTGAGCGCTATATCAAGGCTGACGAGATTGAGCCGCAAGGCCAGTACCGGTCAGAGCAGATCGCGGGTGTCATGGAGAGATACCACGATGCGCTGAAAGCGGGCTGTAACCCTCAACACGTTATCGGCTGCGGCTGGATAGCCAGCCCAGTCGGGGAATCGTTGACCGAAGACCAAGCTGCGCGGGTATTCGATGCCGTCGGCGTGTGGATGGAACCAGAACAGGAGAAGGCAGCATGAACGCAGTGACGCAGATTCAAGGCGAGCTAGTCGACGATACCGCCAAGTTCTTCGCACCTATGTCATCCGACCTCGTCGACGGGTTGATAGGTGAGTACAACGTCACACGATCTCGCATCACCGCTATGGCGGACGCAGTCAGGCACGGGCAGTACTCTGGCGCCCTCCACTACTTCATCGAAGGGAATGTGAAGGACCAGCGCCATTGCCTGCCGAGGACAGTTGAAGAGCTTTTCGAGGTGAAAGGCGCCGTCGCCAAGCTGAACGCGGCGTTCTGGAACAGGGCTTTGCGCATGACCGACGTGCTCGACCTGATGCCGCAGAAGCGCCGCGATGAGTGGTTCGAGCAGATTGAAAAGCAAACCGCGCCCGACTTCGAAGAAGCAACCGTGCGCTCCACCCTCGGAGATCTTTTGGCGGGCCGCGGCAAGTTCTTCGCTGAGCGGGTGGACGGTATCTTTCGAGCCCTCAGCCGGGATCATGTCACGAACTGCCCGCAAGGATTCAATAAGCGCATGATCCTGCCGAGGGCAATAACCAGCTACGGCACGATTGAATACTCGACGGCTGGCGTCATCAATGATCTGCGCTGCGTGATCGCCAAGTTCATGGGTCGCGATGAGCCAGGGCATGACGCAACGGGCGGGGTGATACGCATCGTGCGCCAGGAGAACGGGCAATGGATGAGCGTCGACGGCGGGTCGCTGCGTATTCGCATCTACAACGGCGTTGGCACGGCACACCTTGAGGTGCATCCCGAAATGGCATGGCGCCTGAACGCAGTGATAGCCAGCCTCTACCCTGCCGCCATTCCTTCGCAGTTCCGGACCAAGCCGAAGCGCGCCAAGGCAATCAAGGATTTCAAGCTGTACGATAAGCCGCTTCCGTTCGCTGTAATTGGTCTGCTTGCGGGCATGAAGCCGGCAACCCGTGTCAACGAGGACGCCGGCTTTCGCGAAAACAAGTTCGTTGAGATCCCGCAGACCCTGGCGGTCAGCTACGACGCGCACGACAAGTACGTCATTGCGGAAGCGGAGAGGGTGCTGGCTGCTATTGGTGGCATACGTGACAGGGATGAGCGCCGCGAGTGCTGGCGTTTCGATTACTACCCGGCACGGGTGATAAACGAGATCGTTTGCAGCGGCTGCATTCCTGACCACAAGTCTCACCAGTTCTATCCCACCCCCGACGATCTGTCAGAGATGGCGGTAGCCCTGGCAGGTATTGAGCCTGAGCACGCCTGCCTTGAGCCGTCAGCCGGCACCGGAAGCCTTGCCGCACTGATGCGTGATGGGCGCTCGCTATGTTGCGTCGAAATCAGCCCCCTGCATTGCACGATCCTGGAGGCCAAAGGATTCAAGCCGCTGACCAAGGATTTCTTGGCATGGCAAACCCCGACAGGATTTGACCGGATCGTCATGAACCCCCCTTTCAGCGAAGGCAGGTGGCAGGCTCACATCGCTCACGCTGCAGCAATGCTCATGCCTACCGGGCGCCTCGTCGCAATCATCCCGGCCAGCGCCAAAGGCAAAGACCTGCTGCCTGGGCTGACACATGAATGGCACGGGCCCTTTGAAAACAGATTCCCCGGCGCGAGCGTATCGGTGGTGATACTCGTTGCTACCAAGGAGACCGCATGAACGCACAACTCAAAGCCCTGCCCGAAACACGCAATGGCCAGCCTGGCCTGATCCTGGATGATCAGCTATGGGTGCCGAACGAATGGATACTCGAACAGGCCCGCCAGGTGCGGTACAGCCAGAATGATGTTGCTTATGAGCAAGAGGAGATTGAGGGATGAGCAAGGGACAGGAAATGATGCGGGAAGAGTTTGAGGACTGGGCAGAAAGCACCGGGCTATCAATCGACCGTTGCAGCCACATTGCCATGTTCTTAAATGGAAGCAGGCGCGAAAAAGGCGATTACATACTCGAAGAGTCTTTTAGAGCCTGGGAAGCATGGCAAGCCGCCCGCCAGCAAGCCCCGGCAGAGCAATCACCAGTAAGTCGCAGGTCAGCATACGAAGCACAGCGGTGTGCGCTTGCAGCAATGCTTAGCGCTTTTCGCGGTTCGGAAATGGACCGTGCTCAACTTACTGGGTTTGAATGTGCAGAGGCGCTATTCACGGCTACAAGCGGGAATCTCGAAAAGGATGAATCGCGTCTGGCAGAGCATGCAGAGGTGCCGGTTGACTACCACCAGATGGCATTCGAGATGGGTGGTACCGAAGCAGGATGCTACTTGCTCGAAAGCGAAGAGCTGGATCAGATCGTCCAGGCTGTTCTTTACGCCGCACCAGTAGACCAGGGCGCGCCAGCCCCGGCGCAGGATGAGCGGTTGCGCAACCGTCACGGAATCGACGGGCATTACTTCGGCAAGAACCTGTCGCGCATCGTTCGAGACTTCGACAGCTTTACACCCGATGAGCTGGCCCGATGCCTAGCAAGGCTTGCTTGTGTCGCTGCCGAGTCCATTCTTTCGGAGCTGGAGTTCGCCCGACCCGCGCAGACCGAGCAGCAGCCGGAGCAGAGCGGGCTAGAGAAAGCTCTGCGGATGATTGCTGGAATCAATTGCAAAAGCCTCCACTACCACCCATCACACATGAGTCGCATTGCACGAGAAGCGCTCGCCGCCCTATCAGCCCAAGGAGGTGAGTGATGAACTGGCAGCAGCTAAAAGCCTTGCGCGCATGGGTACGAGAGGTGAACGGTCTTGGCCTCAAGCATGGCTATGAAGACATGGCCGGTACGCCTAACGACCCAGACCCGGAGTACGTCGAGCGGTTCGAGAACGGAGAGACGCCAGAGCAGGTTATTGCCTCCGATTTCGCATCGCATATAGCCTCCCAAGGGAGGCAGGCCTTGAGTAAGCCGGAAGTGGTGGCAGTTATTGCCAAGGTGATCAGCGCCCATGGTGACCCGGAATCGTTCGGGCAGCGCGAATTGAAGGTGATAGCCGACCTCCAAGCGCTGCCATACGACACTGATCTGATCTGCATGGCTGACTACGAAGCCCTGGCAGCGCAGAACGCCGAACTCCGCGCCGACACCTCCCGACTCGACGCCCTTGCCTCTTCTACCGCAGCGCTCAATGAGACGTTGGGGATGCGGGTGTTTGAGCTGGAGCAGGAGGCGGAGCGATACGAGGCCGCCATGCGCGAAGTCATGACGCAGGTAGACGGAAACATCCGCGAAACCGTCAGGGATTGCGTCAACGGTCAGCCTGACGTCCAGGATATTTACGACTACTGCGACCGGATTGAAGAGGCGATCATTGCAGCCCTATCCCGGCAGTCCAGGCCATGACGCCAGAACAACGGATCGACGAAGCGCTTGATCGGGTGCTGAGAGCCGCAGGCAGCAGGCTTGACCACTACACCATGCCGTCCAGCCGCGAAAAGCTCAGGAAAACCATGCGCGAGATCATGAGCGAGTCTTACATAGCCGGGTCGAACGATTGCCATGACGCGATGAAGCAACGGCAAGCAGATCAAGCGCGATAGGCGCAAGGAGATAGAAGGATGATCGGATTAAAAATCGCTGCTAGCGGAGCGGTGATGTTTGTTTTTTGCTGCTTCATGAGCAGGATCTCGAAGAAAGAACCTGTCACTTCTTTCGGGTGGGTGTTCGATCTCGCCGCGTTGGCTGGATTTTTCGCGATGCCAGTCGGCCTACTGCTTGCAATCTGGATCTAGCCAGCCCCAGCAATAACCCCCACCCCTCATCATTTTGAGCATCACCCTATAAGCCGGGAGGCATAAGTAATGTCGCATCAGCCCAAAGGCGGAATGTGTACAGCATGCGCGCATCGTCATTCTGACTGTAGCGCCCTGCCGTTTCACGCAATGCCCGTAATCAAAAAATACCCGGACGGCGTGAAGGCCGTTCGGTGCGACCAGTTCAAGCGGAAGGAGAAGTAGCCATGGCAAAATATCAAACCGTCCGGCGGTTCGCTGCCGAAAGCGGCTACACTGAGCGCGCCATTTATGCAAAATGCGATGATGGCACTTGGTTACAGGGTGAGGTTTGGATAAGAGCGCCTGACGGCCGCAAGCTGATCAGCGTCGAGGGGTATGAAGAATGGGTGGAAAGCGGGCAGGCGTCAGAGCTGCGTCAAGGTCGAGCATTGAAATCAGTTTCATGCTCGCGGGCGTCCAGTGTCGCGAACGTATCCCGCTTGAGCCCACCCCCGCTAACCTGAAACGCGCCGAGCAACACAAGGCAGCAATTGAGCTATCAATCTATAACGGCACCTTCGACTACCCCGCAACCTTCCCACACTCCAAGCGCGCCCAGCGCATCGGCTACCGCTCCGGCCAGATCCCCTTGGCTGAATACCTGCCAGCCTGGCTTGAACGCATGGAGTCGCGCTTGAAATCATCCACCTGGGACGGCTATCGCAAGATTATCAATGGCGTCCTGAAGCCCCGCATGGGCAAGACCCCACTGATTGCTATCAGTCGAAAGACTGTGCGCGATGCGTTGAGCGACATGAAGGTCGGCAACAAGCGGCTGTCGAATATTCAAAGCTGCCTGCGTTCTGCCCTGGATGACGCCTTGGATGATGAATTGATCGAGATCAACCCCTTGGCCGGCTGGACGTACTCGGTCAAGGGTAAGCCCAAGGCCGAAGATAACATTGACCCGTTCACGCCAGAAGAGCAGCGGGCGATACTGGAGGCGGCGACCGGGCAGTATCGGAGCTTTCTGCAGTTCGCTATCTGGACTGGGCTTCGTACATCGGAATTGGTAGCGCTGGAGTGGGGTGATATTGACTGGCTTCGAGGTGAGGCCAGGATCAGCCGGGGGCTAACCCATGCCGCGAAGGAAGCGGAGCTGCCGAAGACGGCGGCAGGGATTCGTGACGTGAAGTTGCTGCCCATGGCGCTCGAAGCATTGCAGGCGCAAAAGCAGCACACTTATATAGAAGGTGGCGCGGTATTTCATGACCCGCGGTACGGCAAGCCGTTCGACGGAGATCAGGCAATCCGCAAATCATTCTGGATTCCAGTCATACGCAAGGCAAAGGTGAGATATCGCTATCCCTACCAGACCCGGCACACATATGCCTCCATGATGCTATCAGCCGGCGAGCATCCGATGTGGGTATCAAAGCAGATGGGGCATAAAGACTGGACCATGATTGCCCGCGTGTATGGTCGATACATTCCCACAACAGGCGACACGTCCGGCCAGAAAGCGGTCGAGAAATTCGGGACGCCGGTTCAACTCCCTACGGAGGAGTCAAATGGATAAGCAAGCGCCCAAACACCCCAACGGAGACTGCGAGGCCTGCGGCGGACCATGTGCAGTGTATGGACCGAGATATTGCCCGGAATGCTACTGGCCCAACACCTATCCAGATAGGGTCAATAATGCGGGTTTCAGCAACATTTCAGCAACATCGCCTCGAAAGCTCAATAAATACGCGGTATGACCGGGGGTTCAAATCCCCCCGGCTCCACCAAACAATCCAGTAAGAATGGGGCTTTCAGCGGTATCAGAGCCCGGATGTTGCTGAAAAGTGCTGAGGAATCCTGAGGGGTTCAGCGACTTTTCAGCAACATTTTTTTTGCCTGCGATTTGACGTTCTCCCGATAGACCCCTTGCACCCCATGCAAGCGGGACCGTCTACAGGCCATGCTACAAGCCACACCATATGGGCGCTCGCTGCACACGATGCCCTACGATGCATAACGATGAGCGACAAAGTTACTTGAAAAGTTACTGACCCCTCTCCGCCCGTCCGGGCAAATCAAATCCCGATACGCTTATAATGAACCGGAATTCCGGTCTACATACCCTCTCCATTTTGAAGCTGGTTTGCCATCATCCGGCAAAACTACCGTTCGTCGCGCTTTTTATTATATACACAACTATTGCTTGCTTCTTATTTATGTGTGTATATAATGAATCCATAGCCAACGGGAACAGGAATAACGGACATGAGCTTTCAAGATTACTGCGAAGACAACCTAGACCTGCAAACTGGCCTGATGAGCGCCGCTCAGATCGCAGAGGCCCGCGCATCCTTCCACGCAGTATCCGAGAAAGTCAAAGTTGAAAAGCACAAAGATGCTGGCCTTAAGCTGGCTGAGCTGATCGCCAAGGTTTCACGTCTGGCCGCAAGCCAGTCAATCGCCATCGCCAAAGCTGCCGAGCAAGGCAAGGACGCCAGCATCGCCAAATTGTTTGTAGCACAAGCTGAGCAAGCCCTGACAGGCAAGGCAAAGAAAGCAGACCTGCTGAATCTGATTACCTTGAGCAGCGAAGCAAGCCGTTGCTTGAACGCCCAATAAAACAGGAGCAAGACCATGAGCGCAGACTGGGATGATGCTTACAACGATATAGATCCAAGCGTACCGACTATCGATACGGTTTTTCTGGGCGAAGGGCGGCATATGCCATCTGCTGCGCTGCTGCTGGAACGCGACATGGATGATGCTGTTGACGTGCTGCTGGCTCGGCAGTGCGTGGAATGGGCGGTAAAGCTGCGCGAATCAGGATTCGAAAACCAAAATGGCGGAATGTGGTTTCCGAGTAATGATGAGCTTGCGCGGTTCGGCAATGTCATTAATGCGCAGCTGAGCCGGCTCGGGGTGAGCGGTATGGGCGACAATTCTCGCGTTCGCTGGGTAAGAGTTGCGCGGCTAGCCCTGCTCGGAGACGAAGATGAATAAGCTCGACGCCGTCGCAGAGACGACAAAGACCGAGCTAAAAAAGCTAGGCCGCCCGAACGTCATTGACGGCAAGCGGCGCAATGTATTCATTGATGACGAAAGCTGGAGCAATGCGCAAAAGCTGGGCAATGGTAATGCCAGCGAGGGGATAAGGAAGGCGCTGGAACTGGCGCAAACGCTTGACAGCGCAGACCATTGAATGGTTTTATCAATCCACTGCTGAGCAAGCAGTTTAGTAATAGCAATGCTTGAAATACTTTCACTGCCGAGCAGGCAGCTCAGAAATGACAGCATGTGGTCTAAGCGTTAACTGCTGAATAAGCAGCTTAGAAATGACAGCGCTCTCTCTGCGCGTTAACTGCCGAACAGGCAGCGAAACGGCCCGCTTAATCGCGGGCTTTTTCTTGCGCGATAGAAAGTGAATCATAAGCCGCGACACAAGCCTCCCCCGCTACTCTGCTTCTGTCAGCCTCTGCTGCCATTCTTCCCGCAACTGCATCAGCCTCGCTGAACAGCTTGGCGAGCAATAGCTTGTCGGGATCTGCCTGGCCTCGGTCGGCAGTATCGGGACACTTGGCGGGGCGACCGGCGAGCTTGTTGACTTGCTCGCGCAGGCTGTCAGCAGTAACGCCGGCAGTAGCAGCGTCAGCTTTAAGCTGTGCAATCCTTTCTTGTGCATCACGTCGTATCCCCTCGATTGCTGATTGCCTGCGCGATTCTTCGCTGCGCGCCTGGACCTGTGCTTGTGCGTAGGCCTTGTCATGCTCTGACTGGATCTGCGCTACTTCTTCGGACCAGCGCTTACCCTGGATGTACCAGGCGGAGCTGAAGCCTGATGCGATCAGGGCTAGGGCTAGGCCGGCGTAGAGGTAGAGGCGTAGGTTCATGCCGCCACCCCGCCCGCCTTGACGTACTGAGCCAGCAGGTTCGAGACGGACTGCTCATGCTGCCCGTACCCTGCCCCCGGCAAACTGGCCCACCGGCTGCGGCATTTGTGAATCGCCTGCTCGATGCGACCCGCCTTGATGTCGTCCAGCGCCTTGCATTCGCGGATCAGCTGCAGAGCGATGCGGTCCTGACTGGCTGGGCTGAAATCCGGCAACTTGAGCTGCGCCTTGTAGTGATCGAAATAGCGCGACAGGATCTGATAACGCCCGGCAGCAGTGGACTTGATGCCGTAGCGCGGCAGGCTGACCAGATTACGTGGATGATCGGCGTAGCCTTCAAACAGCCCGCCGCCGACAACCACGTCATAGCCTCGATCTTTCGTTGGCTGCCTGCCGTTGTCCGTCCCTTCAGCCCAAGCAATGAGATCCAGAAAGGCGCAGACGTTCTCGCCGCCCGCTTCGGATGTTGTGATTTGAGGCATAGAATCTCCAGGCAATAAAAAACCGCCCGTAGGCGGTATGTGAATTCATTAAGTGCTAGCAGACTCAGATCCCTTCACCGGCTTGCTGCCTCCCGATAAACTGGCACATCTTACCCAGCGTCACGGGGCTGTAGCTCGCCGGATTCGGTAAGCCAAGCGCGGACGCACACCATTCTGAACAGAACTGCGCGCCTTTCACCGGGCGATTCAGATTGAACAGCTGGGAGGTGATGAGAGATGGCCAGCCATAGCGGTGATGGTCCGTTTTTGCGAAGTACTGCAGCACGTCGCCTGAGTTGGCCCAGGGCAGCGGCATCAGGTCCCACTTGCCATCGGCCATGTCAATCCGCTTGCGCCGCACGCCCTTGTCCATCACTGAGCTAGAGTAACAGTAGCCATCAATTACCAGTTCGCAATGGCTGTACTGGCTTCTGCACCACCAGCGGATTAGGGCATTTGCTAGCTGGCCCTTGCCTTTATAAAGCGCGAGTTGGACGGTCATGCAGCGCCTTCGGGCACTGGCGACGGCGGCCACTCAATCACCGGCAGCGCTGCTATCAGTTCGGCCTCAGTCGGTATCGGGCGCAATCCCTGCTTTACCTCGGCCAATATCTGATACGCGACCATATTGCAGTCGTCCATCCAGGCAGCAAAAGTCTGGCCCTCTGCCTGAAATGGGCCGGGATAGCCTGCGCGCAGTGAGCAGGTAAAGCGGTCATCATAGCTGCGCTGGCCTGCCACTTGGTTTAAATGGTCGTTGAGCGCGGCAGTCAGGCGCTGCTGCATCTGGGCGGCGCTCTCAGGCGGCTTAATATGCTTCTGCACCTCTCCAGTTGTCATTGGCCTCAGGCCCGGCTTGATATGCGCATCCTGTGAGCCGTCCGATTCATAAGCGAAGACCTGATTTGTTTCTGATTTGTAGTATTTCATTATCTCAGCTCCGCCCATGACAATAGAGAAGTCCACCCGTCTACTGAGTAAGTAGACCCAGCAGGGACAATCCACGCAAGGGCAGACGATATAGTCCCTGAGCTTATAGTGGTGAATCGCCCTATGTTCGCGCCGTTAACTTTTACAAAGTTATTGATCGTTCCTTGGTTGGCGGTTACAAGGACCGTAATCGGTCTGCCTGTGCTGTTTGTATAGGTCGTTAGCGCGGCTCGCGACCCTGTAACATCTTGCCACGACTGGCCTGCGCCTATTGACCGAAGGCTAGAAAGCTTTTTCGGCGTCACCGACACATTGTCCAGCACCCCGGCATCGACCTCAGCTTGAGTGCCGACCCGAATCACCCCGCGCAGGGTTTCCGAGGCGTTCGCCCCTAACTCGGCCCACTGCCCTGTATTCGCTACGTCTGACGGCTCAACTCCTGTGTTGGCCGTTGTAGCAATCCAGTTTGCGTCTCCGCTGCGAGCAATCGCACCCACGGTATACGGCACATCGGCAAACCATTGTGGCGCACCATTAGCCTCGACCTCGTGCAGCGCCTCATCTACACGGTTGTGCCACCAGTTCTCCCATTTAGCCTCAGGCGGATCTTCTGCCGCGCCACCTGCCCAGCCGCGAGCAATCAGCGTGTCTTCGGGCCGCTCAAATTGCGCAGGCGTAGCGGCCCATTTTTTCAGGAAACTATCTAATCTCGCCATTGTGCTGCTCCTTAAATGGGCGTGACATAACTGCCCTCGCCGTATGGCTGGGCGGAAAAGGTGCCTTTATAGGCGAAGGGGTATTCGTTCTTGGCGATCTTGCGTATGTTCACGCCTTGCGGGCGCGGGATGATGTCAAACTCCTGCACCATGACCAGCAGGTTCGCTGCGACATCGCCCTCAAACCAGACGGTGGACATGCTCATGCTCTGTCCGTCGATGACAGTGCTATCAACGCCAAAGATGAAATCCACCGACTCCTTAACATCATCCAGGGTGGCCGAGCCGTTATTGCGCCGGATCTTTGCCTTGATCAATACGCGGTACAGGTAATCAGGCAGCAGAATTGTCGGCAGATCCGCGCCTGGTTCGCGGTATGGAGCGGCGCCGTATGGCTGCGCGCCGATGGTGCCGTTGCAGGCAAACACTTGCAGGGCGTCGGAGCGAATGCGAGGCCTTTCAATTCCGGCGATGCGTCCGATTATTTCAAGCTGCTCGCCAGAGGCGTTATCGATATCGAGGATATCGACGACCTGCTGTATCGGTCCTTCAATCTGATCCTGCGCAATCCTTGGTAGTATCTGCATCCATTCGCGCAGCTTTGGGCTATTACGGTATTGCCAGTAGACGCGGCTAAGCGCCTTTTTTGCGTGATCCATTACACATACTCCACCGTGATATTGTCGGCATCGAGTACGCCAAGCTGATTAAACGCCAGCAGCAGCGCCTGGCTATCCTCTGCGCCTGGCGCGGTCCCGAGCTGTATCGACTCAACGTAGCCAGCCCCAGCGACAATAAAGTTGACGGGCGTATAGAGTCTGCCGGCAGATACATCGGCGCCGATCC